CAATGTCACCAAAGCTATCCTGCGAACGCAGAACTTCCGACTTAGCAATCTGAGAAACAGTAGCAACTGCCGACATATGACCAACAAGAACGCAATTAGTAGCGTCCGTCCAGTCAGTATGACTAGTCCGCGTGGTGGAACTAGTAGGCATGTTGTTCGACTTATAGAGACGGAAGCCGTGAACAGGCCGGTCAGTGACCATACCATTGCGGAGAGCCGAGACACTATCGCCAGCCGAGTTAGCACTCATAAGAGTGGCATTCTCGTCAGCAAAAATTTCCCAGAAGAGGGGGTTAGCAACAGCCCAACGATTGTCCTCAGGAACGTTCTGCTCGTCAAGCTGACGACCCAAACGGTTAAGAACATTAACAGGACTGGTTTCACCGGCGTCATAGCCAACATCAATGGCCGAACTAATCGAACCAAAGTTAGTGGTAGTGGAGCCAATTTCGATCTGATCAAGAATATCAGCATCAAAGTCATCCTTGAGCGTATACGCAGCCGAAGAAACCGCAAGGTCTTTCCAGTTGGTATGCGCCTGTTTGACTTCAATATCATCAATCATGAAAGCATAAGCCTTCGCCTGATCAACAGTCATGGTGAACTGCGTGTCAACCAAGTCCTGAACAGCAACCTTCTGACCACGAGCATAATCGCTGATCGTGATGGTGGGTTCGTTAAGGACGTTTACAGTATCGCCGAAAGCAGCAATCTCACCGAAATAGTCAGTCTATTTCATTCGTTTTATGTTATTTAAACACAATCCATAATTACTTATGGGATCGGACTATATCATCACCCACATTTTGTGGGGCTAGGCGCTCGTGCGGATCAACTTTGTACAGCATTGTTGGGATCATATAGGGTCGAACAAGATCAATAAATTTATTGGCCTCTTGTGTTCGTGCCCGCATGTAATAAGAATTAAACGTTTTATGATAAGCTAAACTAAAATCAATCTGCCAAACTTCATTGAAGTAGTCTCTAATTATTTGCGCCTCTTCAAGAGAGCAATAAGTTGAGATAGTCAGAGAGATTGACGTTATCTTACCTGTTTTAGTCTTATGACATGTTTTTAAATTTCCATCATCCATATACCAAATAGCAAGTCCATGAGGCGTAAGCATATCGAGAATCTTTCTCGTATAGCGCTTTTTACCTTCTGGGTATAGCCATTTTCTTAGGATACGAAAATATTTATGTCCTTTTCTTGCAATACACATCTTGTAAGTTTTACCAGTCTTTTTAAGAAACTGTGTGGAGAAGATGATTTTATTCTTCTTACCACCAAAGATGCTATGCAATAGGTCTATCTTATGGGATGCGTACTCCAATTGTTTGATGGAGTGGTGCATTATAAGGTTTGCCCTGAGTGATTCGTATTTGGTTCCATTTTTACTAGTGTCTTGTTTTTTAAACACTTGTATGTAACCATCACCAAGAGCCATCCCCATAAGGATACCCCTATTTTTACTGTTTATGTTTCCTCCTTGGCACAAAGGCACGGGAAAATAAAAAAGTTGATTCGTAGTCTCTGAACCTTCCCATTTCTGGGCTTGGCTGCGGATTGCCCCGTCAGAAGGGTTTCCCGCAATTCACCTAGTTTGCACTGCTAAATTACTCTAGCAGGGAACACTGAATCTATTCGTAATATCTTCTACGACAGAGGACCGCCTGAAGAATTTAAGAACTTTCTGACTGTAAATAGTCGGAGAGAAATTGCCTTGGGGTAGATTTCCCCAACCGGACGCGCTTGAAAAAGCCGCCATTTTAAGTTACTCCTATTGTTTACCCTCGTCGTACACGACCTTCAGCTTGAGCTTTGTCAATCTCAGCCTCGTATCGTTCATACTCGTCGGGCTTGAGTGAGGTAATTTCCGATTCAAACCAAATTTTAGGCTCAGCACCTTCAGTCTTAGTGTTGGTGGTTTTTGTTACAGCATCAGCTGCACTAGCCCTTGACTTGGACTTTTTACTAGTCTTAATGCCTGTATCCGCTTTATACATGTCAATAGCACGGGCAGCCAAACGGGCATTAGTGTCATTGTCATAGAGCCAACCTTGAATTTCAGGCTCCTGCATCTTAGCCCACTCATGAAAGTTTGTATCTTCACGAATGTCTTCGATATCAGGATGGAGTTCCCGTAGTGACTGATTTGCAGAACGCTTTTTAACTTCGTACTCACGTTCTTCAATATTCTTTAGGCGCTCCGTAGTACTCTGATCCGCTTCTACAGCCTGACTACGAGCAATCGTAGCAATCGTATCCATCAGATCGGGGTATTCTTTCCTGAAAGCTTCCAGTTCCTCAGGGGTCTTAGGGGCAACGTATTCTGGCCGGGCTTCGTCTCGTTCCGCCTTAAGCCGTTGAATTTCGCCATCCCGTTTAGCCACTTCAGACTGGTGGTAATTGCGTAGGTCGCCGTACCGCTTCTTGAACGTAACTTCTTCAGGGCCATCAGGTTCGGGTTCTGTCTCCTTTGGAGATTGTTCTGCAAATTCTGCAGCCTCCATTGCATCAAGTTCCTCATCCGTGGGTAGCTGTTCCTTACGTCGATATTGGGTAGGGGCTACTTCTAGGTTAGCT